GCAAACCCAACAACAGGATTTGGTGTAAACACACTTATATAATCTGTTCTAGTAAAACTTGCACTACTTCCACTGCCACTGCCGCTTGTGTTGCTTGCTGTTACAGTAACACTATGCGGACTGTCTGTATAATTTGTGTAGGTGTGAGTTGGACTTGTACTACTTGTAGTAGTATTACTTGTTCCGTCACCCCAGTCTATTACATATTGATTGGCATTTCCTACTGCACTTATGCTTAATGTTGCAGTAAAGCCAGCGCCGCCAGAAGTAACATTACTAGTGAATGTTACACTTTTTACAAAAGTATTATTACGAATATTCTCAGTGACTTCGTTTAAATCATCAATTGCATCAGTTACAAATGTTTCTGCTGTCCAACCTTGATATGCTCCATCTGTTGTTAAACTTCCATCAGTTGGTGTACTAAGCGGAGTTTCCATTCCATGCGCTGTTCCTCCACCTTCTGCAACTTTTGAATCTACATATGTTTTGATACTTTGCTGTGTGGCTAGTGCTTCAACATCATTGCTAGCCATATTATCTTCGTCTAAAATTTTGTTTGCATGTACACCAGAGTTTAATGTAATTTGACCAGCAATAGTTGTATTGGCTCTAATTTCAATAACGCCAGTTCCATTAGCATCAAGTGTAAGGTTAGCGTTACTTTCTACACTTTCAATCTTATTACCAGCAATGGTAATTTGATCAATGGTAGCATCGCCAATTACATTTAATTTACTTGAAGGTGTGGTTGTTCCAATTCCAATACGACCATTGGAATAATCTACTGTTAGAGTGTCTGTATTAAATGTGAGATTACTATCACGTTCTAGATTTGCTTTGAGGGCTTTACCCCCAATACGACTTATAGCCATACTCACACTCCGCTATCTTGCGATCACCTGCTAACATCTGAGGTGACAAGGTTTGTTAAGTATATTTATGCTTAGTGTGTAGTGCTATCGTAACCGTGGACAACAGTGATAGTTTCACTATCTCCAGGAGGACTTGTAAATGTGATAGTTGTACCGCTTAGTGTATAAGCACTTGCTGGATTCTGATAAACGTTTCCAACAGCAACAATGATACGCTGAGTCTGATTGCTTGCAACACTTGTACTCATTGTAAATCCGGTTGTACTTCCATCGCCAGTAAAACTATCTTGTGTAATTGCAATGTCGCCTTCTTTACTGAATTGAGAATAAACACTGCCATCAAAATATTCCATTTTGCCAGTATCACTATTGAAGCGTAGATCGCCTGCTTTCGCATCAGTTGGTCTTGAAGCAGTACCGCCTGATGGAACGTCAATTGCACCGTCATCAGTGCCTTTGACATTAAAACCGCCGTCAAACCTTGCTTTTGTTTTTACAAAGCCAGCCATTATAGCGTTACCGAACTAACTGTTGGCATAATACTAGAGTCTGCACTAGCCACGCATTGAACTGTATCACCGTTAGATAGTACTAATTTTTCTAAGTTTATAACATAAGTATCTGCTGGATCAATAGTAATTGTTTTAACAATCTTATTTGTTGTTGCTGCACTAGCACCATTTTGTACAACATGAATATCTAATGTTCTCGCACTAGCGTTTTCATTCATAAAAAACATACAAGAGATAGCACTTTCGCCGCTACTTGTGTATACTGTTGTTGCGCTTGTGCCTATTGCGCCTGCTTGTGTAATCGCCATTGATTATTTCCTTTAAAAAATTATTCCGTATGCAACAGCTCTTGATTTACTTACTAGTTCATCAGATGTACTGCCATCTACAAAAAATACTCCTGTGCCGCCAGCAGAAGCAGTGTTAGCATACATTAATGTAGAGCCTGCTGCACTTGAAGGCGCTGACTGGTCATTTAATTTCAATGCACTTGCAACTGTTACTCGTCCTGTGCCATTTGGTACTAGTTGAATATCTTCGTTGGTTGATGCGCTAACAATATTTTTACCATTAACGTCTAAATCACCACCTAGTTGAGGTGTTGTATCTTCTACTACGTTGTTTATTCCTGAGCTAGTTCCATCTAGAACATATGGAAATGTACTACCGTTGTCATAACTTACTTTAAAAGTATCAGTATTTTCGTCAAACACAAACCATACATCATCTAGGCTACCTCTGTCAATTCGTAATCCAGAATATTGTCCAGTTACCCCAGCTCCTGATTCGCCATCATTTAATACAATTTGCCTGTCTTTAATAGATGTATCAGTTGTAGTAATTGTAGATGTTGTACCAACTACTGTAAAGTCTCCGGTAATCTGTAAATCACCAAGTACCTGTACATTACCGGTTGGATCTAAGATAAGATTGCCTGTGATTCGTTTAGTTTGACTCATTGTAAAAATTCCTGCTTATAGATTATTTATCACTTGTTTAAAGTCATCCAAACTAACAATTTCAAAATTAGTATTATTAAAAAAACTCTCATCTGTGAATCCATTTATAGGATTAACATGCATAAATCTTTTATCTTGATGATTTTTCATAATTGTATTAATTTGTGCTGTCCAATTACAAAAAGGTGTTGGCGCACTATCAGCATCTTTGTAATTTATAGTTCCAGCATAAATGTTATTAATTTTGTTATTAACACCTTTAAGATCCATTCCTATCATGAACAAATAATTCGCATTACTTTCAGCTGCTAACCCAAGACATGCCGGTCCACTACTCATATCGTGATATAAGTTTGGAAGTATATTTGCTCCACTAGATTTTATTTTATGTTGCTTTCTAGTATAATGTATATGATTTCCACTGTATCCACTTAGTTGAATTTCATCTGCCATTCCCTTGTCAGTGCTAACAAGTACAGTGGGTGCAAAATCCTGGTATATCCGATTGCATCCGTATACAGCACCATAGTCAAGTAAACTTTCACAATCTACTTGTAGTCTGGTTACACCGTTTCCTAATATAAATGCAAATTCAGATTTCATATTCAATCCAATAAAAAAGGTTACAGTTTATTATACTGTAACCCTCTCTATCTGTCAATGCAAAAAAATTATGCAGTTACTAATAATACACTAACATTTGCTACTGCTGAAGCAGTGTCATCCAACCATAGCGCACGATCGCCTGTTGCGAACTGTGTACTATCAATGTTTTCTAATGTTGCATAGTTTGATGTAAGTTTAGTTACATATGCTGTGTTGCCGTCACTGTCTGTTGCGACTAGTGAACACTGACCTGCTGCAAGTGAGCCACTTGCTACTGCAACTAACTGACAAGTTTGTGTGCCATCACTTGTAGTGACGCGAAACTTTTTAGTTCCTTTTTGTACAATTTCAGTAGTAACGTTTGCACTACCGCCTTCAACAAATGCCTGCATTGTGATCTGCTGACCTGTGCCTGCACTTGGGCCAATTGCACCAGTGTGGAAGTTACCATCAACTGTTTCTGCTCTTCTTAGTGGTCTACCCATTTGTTTTCTCCTTCTAGAAGTCCTATCCCAGTTCTCCTGGGTACGGGGTGGTGCCCCATAAATCAGTCTTTGCTGATATTGTATTTAACAAAAAACAGGACCCAAAGGTCCTGTTTTCTCGCTCCCGTCTTATAAGTTAGACTTATGAGAATGAGATGTTTGACATTGCAACTTCACCAACGTAGTCGCCTGCGTTACCTAGTGATGATGCTGTGTTTGATAGCTCAACATAACCATAACGTGTCATGAATGATACGACTGGCTCGAAAGTTGATGGATCAAGCACTGTGCCACTTGACATTAGTGGAACGTATGGGCAATAGAATGCTGCCGCATCTGTTTCACTTGAGCCTTTGTAGCCAACAAGTACTGCGCCGTCATCGTTCTGGTATGAATCGACATATACGCGCATTGCACCGTTTAGAGTACCTACAAACTTAGTGTTTGTTGGTGCTTCAAATGTGCCTTCTGTTGTACGTGCAAATGCTGATGTTGATGCACTCTGTAGCACTGTTAGTGCCTGTGGTGAAACAACAGCATAGTTACCTGCGCCACGACGTGTACGCTGAGCAATCTTGTTTGCTGTACGGTTGATTAGAACTGCAAGTGCTGCATGCTCGTCACCAACGTATGTTGCTGTACCAGAAACTGCTGCCTGGTTGTATGTTTCTTCTGTTGCTGCTAGTGAACGAAGTGAACCAAGAACTTCTTGGTCGATTTCAGCAGTGATCTCTTGTGCAAGAGCTGCCATTACTTCTGCTTCAACGTCGATGCCGTGCATTGACTGTGCATCTTGTGCTGCTTCAAAAGTCCAGCGTGCCTGTAGCTTACGTGTCTTTGCTTCGACCGGCTGCTTTAGGATCTGGATTGACATAGCGCGACCGCCTGTGCCTTCTTTAGATGCTGTAGCATCTGCTTTACCAGCTGTGCCATCACCTGAATATGCTTGTGCAAGTTTAAATGGTGATAGTGCTTCGTCACCTGCTGTGACGTCGTTTGCTGTACCAGTTGCGTTGTTAGTTTCAGCATAACGTACACGTAGTGTATGAATCTGACCAACTGGACCTTGCATTGGCTGTACGCCAACGATTTCGTTTGCAATAACTGTTGGCATTACACGACGGATAACAGGTAGGATAACACGGTTTAGTGTTGCTACGTTACCAGCTGCTGATGCGCCAGTTGTTGCTGCTTCTTGCAAATAGCGTTTTGTGTTTTCTAAAACAACGCTCATGCTGTTGCGGCGGTTACCTTCTAGACCCTCAAGAAGTGCGTCTTTAGTATCGTCCCAACGGCTTTCTAATAGTACGTCTGACATTTAAGTCTCCTCTATAGTACTTTAATTTAAGCCAGCAAGTTTACGGATGTCAACAATGTTGCTGTCATCTTTAACTTCGACTGTTTTTTGTTCTTTATTACCTGTCACTTCTGTACGGCTTTCAGCAATAACTTCCTTTGCAGGAGTAGATTTTGCTTGCTTTCCGTCCAGCACTGCTGGCAGATAACGATCGAAAGCAGTCTGCAATTTAGCAGTCTGTACGCTTTCTAATAGGTCAGTCATAATTGCTGCCTTATCTTTGTTGAGTGGCTTCAATAGTGCATTAAGTGTATCTTTACGCTCAACACCTTCTTGAATTAAAGCAATTTCTTGCTCCTTGCTCTCAACTAACTTAGACTTTTCTTCAAGACTCTCATTGACTTGAGCAACTTCTTCAGTAGCACTTTGTACTGCTGCTTCTAGTTCCTTAATCTTTTGATTCTCATTGAGGTGGCTTGCAGAAAATTCTGTTGCAAAAGTTTCGAACAGTTTACGTCCAAAAGTATTCTCTTTTGCGATTTGAATATCTTCTTTAAGTTGATTCATTTCACCTTTAAGATAGCTTGTTACTGCTTCGTTAACTGCTTTACTTGTGTGCTTTACAAAGTTAGACTTTAGAGTAGCGAACTGCTCACGAGCTTCCTTTACTAGGCGCACTTTAGTTTCAACAACGTCTTGACGATCCTTTTGGAAATCTTCAATCTCTTCAGCAAGTTGTGCAACAACAAAGTTTTCCAACTTTGCTACAATTTCCTGCTGTTGAGCACGTTCACTGCGGAGTTCCGCAATTTCTTCACTCAATGTTTTAACTAAAAAGCTGTCGAATGTTTCAGATGATTCTTTCATCTTACCAACAAACTTAGCGCGGTCTTCTGCAATTGCTTTACGCTCTTCAGCGATTTGTGCAAGTTCAGTAGTTAGACCTTCTGTAACCATGCGATCTAAGGCTTCAACCATAGTAGATTTATCATGCTCATAGCGTCTTGCAAACTCCTCACGAAGTTCACCAGTTACCTGGTTACGGACTTCACTGATTTTTGCTTCCCATTGTTCAGCAATAGCAGTGCGAGTATCCTCATTAACAAGGTCGCTATCCAATAGTGGTTTGATAGCATCTAGCATTTTGATCTCCTAGATCTTTAAGTCCCTGATAAGACGAATCATTTCCTCTTTCAGGTATTTTTGTACTTTAGCATCGCCACTTGCGTCACGTGCCATTTCAAGTACTTGAGCGCCGCCGCGCATATTAAGTAGTCCTTCGTAAATCGCTACAGGATATGCATTAGGTGCACTCGGTTGTGCCACGACATCTACCGTGACAATTTCAAAGTTACTAACGTTACCAGTTGATTCGTTAACCTCACCACTGCCTCTGCTACTAACTCCTAACTTTACTCCGCCTTCGATCATTGTTTTCACAAGTTGACCCATTGGAGTTTCAAGAATCTTTAGTTTACCAAACCCATTAGGTCCATCCATCCACATACTTTCAATAGTGTGTGATACTCGATCAATGTTAATTTTTAGATCTTCTGGATGATCAACTTCGCCTAAAACGCTATTACCGCTTTTAATTTGCTCGTTGATGGTACTAACAGCACTAGTAATCTCAGTGACGGGATAAATTCGCTGGTTTGCGTTTTTAACCCCGCCCTGGATACAAATGCCTTTCATGTAGAGATCCTTGCCGCCAGCACTGTTTTCTGCTGCTTCTACAACAACATTAGACTGCGCATTGGTTAGGTTTTCTCTCAAGTATAACATAGGATTATGCTTTACTCATTGTAGCGTCACGTGTGTCAGCTGCATCAGTTTGTTCTGTTGACGCTGGA